CTAGTCTTCAGTCCTTTCTCTTCAGCACATATCGGGAAGATGGGGATGTATGTTATACGTTGCATAACATACTCGACCCCCACTTTCAGATAGTCCTGAAGGTACTCTCCGCACCCTGGTAGCGTCTTTTCAAGCTCGTCCCAGGGTTGCCTGAACATCTCTTCCAATCCATCCTTAACCTTTCTATGTTGAGAATGGGGATGCAGGGCATCCGAAAGGAGTTCAAGGTAGGAACCATCAGAATCCACCCTCATAGAGGGGGGAAGCGATTGTCCGCGGATCTTCTTAAGAGCATAGCCTAACAGCACTAAGTGCTGCACACCGGTGGTGTGGCCCCCGACTGCCCGGGATAGCCCGAGAGCAGCATTGGACGAAGGCATTGTGTACAACTCGATTGGTGGCCTGATAGGCCCCCAACGCTGTACATAACTCTTAAGGAACGGTCTCCAATAAGGAGGCTCAGGCTTAGGTGTACTTGTTAATCTTTCAAGTAACCCTTTGAGTCCTGAGTCGTCCTTTGGAGGAGGGGGTAAAGCCCTTGCCACGTATGATGACATCATGGCAGGAATCTTTTCCCTCATCACTAGAAGCCGACCGTGGGGTTTGGGACCCCCAAAGTACCAAGCACGATTTGCTTGGGCGCAGCGTTTTAAACGTTGTGCCGCTTCTAGAGGGTGGTAAACGAGTTGAGATTTGAACCTCTCCGCTCCCTGCAGTCTACTACTGCAGAGGGTGGTGGGGAGGTTGTATCTCTTCAAGTACCACGCACGCTCCTGTTGGTACCCAACCATCAGGGCGTCCCAACAAGCTCTCATAAACTTGAGGACCTCCAAGTTCCGCTGATATCGGCGGACCAGAGGTGACATCTCAACTTGCGCGGCAGCTTTGGCCGCGTATCGTAGAGTGTCCTCCGCCCATAGGGCGTAGAACTCATGATTAGAGAGGTTGGGGAGACGGGGCGGAGGCTGTACTTTAAGTATTGCCTTCCCGTACCCAGAAATCGTACCATCAACAAACCGGAAGTTCCTGCAATTTGCAAGAACCTCAACCGGGTAGTTGAATAGGGGACGGAGTCGGCCATGAAGGGATAACCCTTCATGCGAGCGATAATACCCTCTGATAGAGGGCATTTCGCTCTTCCCGAACTCCATCCAAATCTCTGGTTTAAGAGACACACCGGGAATTTGACCTGGTGTGGTCTTGTCGACTAGCTCAGTGGACCTTATGGTTTTGGGCTTACGTCGAATTGCCCTTTTAGGGCGCAGGGTCTTTGTTGAAAGACCAGGAGGTTGTTGTTTACCTCCATGATTCCAACGATTATTATCGATGGTAGCC